TATTCCCCCGGTTGTGATTTTTCATCAGTTGCTCGAGGGCGGCACTTAAATCGAAATCATTCTCATTCATGATACATCTGATAAAAATGCCAGTTTAATTCTGCGGTGATATCCCTTTTCATCAATCTCGAAATTCATACCCTGGATCACGTAATTGCCGGTCCTGTCCGGGTAGCGGATGTCTGTATACTGCGCTTTCCAAAACAGATCGCAGTCGGGGTAAAGCAACGTTTCAATTTCACCATTGAATTTATGCTGGCTGTACTTCAACAATGCTTCCTGGGCCATTTGCTGGTACAGGTTTTTATTTTTCACTTTGTAAAAAAACACTTCCCTTAACGTTCCGCTGACCGTGTCTCCAATTTCGAGGCTGTCCTTGGTGCCATCCTCCTTGATAAACCATGCTTTTAGTTTAATTTTTTGAAAAGATGCATCTTTTTTTTGCAGTTTGGGCTTTCCGATAACATTTCGATCGGTAGCGTATTTGACTACGTTAAGTGTGTTACTCGCTATGTTCACGTACAGCAAATTCCCGCTAAGCGATATATTCAGGCCCAATTCTTTTTTTAGCCACTCCAGTATCGCCGCCGGTGACATGATCGCAAACGTGATATTGACCAGGGTCATATCAAAAACCGGGAGGTATAATTGCGTATGCGGCACATTGTCGCTGTTCTCATCGATCGTATCGTTAACAAAATCGATTAGGGTCTGCAGCAGGTTTTTTAAGGTGATGGATTTATATGAGCTCCCGGTACTGGTAATTGCATCCCGTTTTTTAGTTGCTTTTTTAACCAGTACCCGACTGCTTCCGAATATACCCATGTTAAACCAATAGATATAGTCGAGACATTTTATGGTCAATGGTGTGCCATCCAGGAAGTCATAAACAAACCCTTTAAAAACTGTGACCGGCGAGAAATTATCATACCAGGCTGTAACTGTTATGGGGTCGCCTGACTTGAAAAGATTCCGGGCCAGGTCTGTTAAATAATCATGCTTTCCGTCCTGGTACTGGATGCGGCAATTCAGCGGAACAATCAGGTCGCAATAAGCCCCGATATGCTGTGCATCATTATTGGTTTTCACCGACACAACTGTTTGGAGGGCCTTATTTCCAATCACCACCGATAAATGAGCATTAAAATACATCAGCTTATGATAATTGATTGACCTTGCACATTTTCATAACACTTCATCCGCAGCGGGATATTTGTACTCCCGCGGACTGTGGCCGGGCTTATATTTTTTATAATAAGTTCTTGTATACCTAACTTATTCAAGAATGTATTTTTTACCGTTTGTACTGAATCAGGCAGCCAAATAGCTGTAAAAATGTTATCGAGTTTATCCTGCGGGAATATTTGCGCGCCATTAGAATCGACGTCACGGACCACGCACTCGAAATTAATTTCATAGGGGCGCCGGCTGACACGTTCAAACACACTCACGCCATCAATGATCTGGCTTTCAGCGATCAGTTTTTCACCGTCAATATAAACCAGCACATCTGCCGGCAGCGTGATGGTATTATTTCCATTACCGATCGTGATCAGGCTCGGGTTGTTGGTAAAATCAACCGGTTGCTTCACAACCTTCGTAGCATCGCGCGGTAAAACAGATCCATTATAATGAACATTCGGGTCTGGTATAGGCTGTCCGTTTATAACAAATAAGGGCATGGTTACATTGTTCCTGATTGTGAATAAGCCATGTTATTTATTGTCCTGATCAATATTTCGATCGCGCTTTGCGCATTGTTCTTTATCCCTTCAGGTAACACGCCGTCTATTTTTTGCACTGTATCAATATGGATGTTGACCACTTTGGCCTCCCCGAGGCCACCCTTGGCACCGGCCAGCTCGCTGGTGCTATAGGCATTCCCTTTAATACCGGTACCGGCGGGTTTATATCCTGCCGCTCCGTGTTTAACTCCGTAATTGCTGAGCTTTTTAAAACCGCCGTCGATAGCCCCTAATTGTCTGTTTACATCCTTCAATTGTTCAGTGGTGGTTAGCACCGCCTGTTTTAATGCATCTCTTTTAAAAGAATTGTTTTCTGCATAGTCGACAATTCTCACATGCTGTCCTTGTCCCTGATTTTCATAATGTTCGCCGACAACCTTGTTTGCGGATGCTGAAGATTGTTGATATGCATTTAGCGAACCCATAATTTTAGATTTTTGAGCCTCCAGACTTTCCTTCTGAGTTTTTAAGTCATCGTACAATTGTTCCTTATCCGTTTTTGACAGCTTATTTATAATCGCAAACCGATTTGCCAAATCGTGAAATTTAGTATCCGATTGACTCATGAAATTCGAATTTTCTTTAAGGTTTCCAAGTTTATCAATTGCATCATCGATTTCTTTGTTCATACTGATAAACTTCTCGATAATAAGTCCTAGCCCAATAGCTATTGCACCGATACCGGTAGCAGACATCGCTGCTGAGAAACCTTCAACCGCTACTGTCGCTCCATCGGTCATTACTGTTAGACTACCCAGAGACGTGGTTAAAATACCGTTGCTGATACTAAAAATACTCGTGATTAACGATGTGCTCATCATGATTCCCTTATAAATAACCCACATCGGAATTATCTTAAGACCAATAGAAAGCAAATCCTTGATATGCCCGATGAAAAACTGTACCGGCCCGCTTTCAAAAGCCTCCTTGACGTAACCGCGGATCTGGGCAAATACCGGAAGTAATGAAAGCTGTAGTTTTGATACAATTTCACCTATTTCCAGTTTAAGATCTTCCCAACCCTTTTCATCCATCATCTTTTTACCTTCGTCGGTTTTTGCAAAAGCAACCGCCTGGCCGCCGAACTCAGTGTGCAACTCTTTGAGGATTACACGCTGTGCATCTAAAAGGTCGCCCTGCTCCTGGAAATTCTTGATTTGTTTCTTTTGCTCGTCGGTGAAGGCCACACCCTGGCGCTGCAGCCTATTCATACCAATAAGTGGATTATTCAAAGCCTTCCCAATCTGGAGAGCGGCGGTCGTCATATCCTCTTTGTAGAATGTAGCAAAATCAGACACAGCCTTCGTTGTCTGACTGAAGATCGGACCTTTGATACCGGTAAAAGATAAGAGCATGCCCTGCGCGTCCATGATTTCCGACCGACTGGCAACAATTCCACGACTCAATTCCTTTGCCTGGTCTTCCACGGCGCTGCCGCTAAGCCCGGCCGCGTACTTCGTGCTGTTTAAAACTGTATTAACCCGGGTAACCGACTTTTCGAGTGCATCATAGGCCTCGCGGCTTGATTTTATAAACTCGAACCCGCCAAATACACCCCCGGCAATGATCCCGCCCGCTAAAAGCCCCTTCAGATCACTGAACACACCTTTTATCTTTTCACCCATTCCTGCGAAATGGTTCTCGATCTCGCCGACCTGCACCTTCGCGTTAACGCCTGCCTGTTTAAGCGCTTCATCTATCTTGCGCAGCTGTTCCACTGCATCGCCTGAACAATTTACTGTGAAACCATACATATTACGCGTATATTAATGTTGTTCTATTTTTATGTCGGTGGTTTTGATTAAGCATATTGACCAAACTTCCCGCATTTATATTTTTGCAAATCGCCGCCTCTTTGGCTGTTTCATAGTAAATACCTGTTTCACAATCGAGCACTAATTTTTTGTTGTTTTTTGCTCCTAAACAGTTTTTATTGCCAATCATTGATTTTGATCGGTTTAATCTTTGTTCAATACTTTGCCGCTTACCTTTTTTTATTAGTGACATTTTCAGTTTGGTATCTTCGGATATAGCAGCGTAGAATTCCCCATTTTTGGGCAAGGCGCAGTTGAGGCCTTTCTTTCCAAAAACATCATACATATGGCCATAGGTAGCCTCGAGCCGGTACATTTCCTCTTCGGTACATTCGGTTATGATCTCAAAGACATGTGATTTTACTCCATATTTTAAAAATGAATTGTATAAACGTTTTTGATCCTCACATTTTAAAGTGAAATATTTTTGAAATCGGGCTTTAACATTAATGGTACTACCAACGTAAACCCGATTATTTGGAGACGTTATTTTATAAACCGCTATCATCAGTTATCGTGGTTTTGGTATGGTGCATGAATAATTTTTAAAGTGTGGATGAGCAATACAGAGTAATCAAGATATTGCTGGATGCTCATTGTATCACATTCTTCCTTTGTTAAATGCAGAAAAGCCCGGAACATCGTCTTTTTATAAAGAAGCGAGTCGCGGGCTATCAAATTATTTAATGCTTCGTCCTGGTTCTTTATTTCACCAAATTGGTTCTCGATTTGATAAAAAAAGGGAGTGCTTTTTTGGTTGCGAACCAATCTCCGAAGTTTAATAAAGCAAATGAATCTGCCAGCACCTGTGTCTTATCGGCCTCGGTAATCCCATCACCGATAACTATAAGGGCGTTTATTGCTTTCACGGCCAACGAATACATTTTTTCGTGCTCAATGAATACCTTATCGTCAGCACCGCCTTCACCTTTTTTAAACTCCAATATGGAGGCTATCAAAAAATGCAGCATGTGCTGGCTGCTGTCTGTCTGGTTCAATTCCTTAAAGGTGAATTTCTTGGTAACATTTTCCTCCTGGAAGGTGTTATCCTGCTGAAGCTCCCTCGAAAGAAATGTAATGTCGAGTTGAAAAGTATTCTCCATGTTATCCTAGTCCGATAGCTTGCCACTCTAACGAGGCAAATGTTTCTTTTGCTTTTGCCGCGATATCACCGCCATCGCTTAAAACATTTAAGTTGGTGTAAACCTTATTAAAACCGCCTACAAGTGCTGCGATGGCCAGCGTTGCGTCCTTGATCTGGATCCCGCTGCTAAAACCGCACAAAGCAAGTATCGATAACAACTCTCCTACCTGCAGGCTCAATGAACCTTTGTACGATTCTGAATTAGTCTTATTTCCGATAGGTCCGGTTACACCAATAGCATATGAGTACTCTCCCTCAACCGCGTCGGTATATTTCAACATATTAGGAGTAAGCAAAGCAAAGGTTTTAATGCCTTTCGCTGTTGGGATCCGCAGGATGACTTTATAATCCGCGGCA